AGGATTCGACCTCGGTGCTAAATCACAAAGGAATCTCTCCACGACCATGGCTGGTGCCGGCGTACAAGGTCTGGTCAAGGGAGGCTCAAGACTCGTTCGCAAGGAGAGTTGCTCAACAGTTTCCATTATTTCGGTGATGGTGATAGGATAAAGCATGGCTGTACCAACGATTACGTCAGTTTCCCCGGACACGGGGTCCACGATGGGCAAGAACATCGTGCTGATTCAAGGCACGAACTTCAAAGTGCCGGTGCATCCTGTGGACCCCGAAGAGCAAGGCCCAGCGCAGAAAACAGTGAAGGTTACGTTCGACGATGTAGAGTGCGAATTGGCCGACGCTTTCACCGATACGCTCATCAGAGCGAGAGTCCCCATTTACGCCGGATCGTTCGATGTGACATACCCACTGTCCCAGGATGTGCGAGTGGCCAACCTGGACGACAGCGGCGTGGAGATTCCAGGAGAGAATGCAACGCTGGCCGACGGCTACTCAAGGACCCAACCGGACCTCGTCGGGCAGGAGTACCTCCAGCGCGTGATACGAGAGTTCGTCCTGTTGTTCCAGCGGCATGTTTTGAAAGGCACGTTCCTTACAGTGGAAAGGGACTACGCCGAAGATCCGGACTCCCAGGAGACGCTGACGGCGAACCTTCCCTCCATCCACATCCTTGGACCAACGACCAGGAGAAACGGCCTCTACGAATGCACCAAGGAGCCGTACGAGGAAGACCCGGTCGATCCCAACGCCTACTTCAGGAACCAGCGACCCGTGACAAGGGATCTGGAGTTCAGGATTCGTGGATGGGTGGACAACACGAACCACCTGTTTTCACTGGGCCAGGCGGTCGAGGAGATGTTCAATATCGTCAAGTGGGTTGAGGTGGACATTGACAAGGATGACCCTTCGAAGGGGTCGAAGCAATATGAATTGGACATACTTCCGGATGAGCCTGTAGACTACGACGTAGATGCGGCTCTTGACGACTTACGAAGTTTCCAGGCGCGTTGTGTAATCAGAGGCGTGCATATTGCACCGGAAGCTGGTACCATAATCGAGAAGGGTTACATCATTTACGCCAACGACGGCGAACCGTCCGTCGAAGTATAGGGAGGAAAGCCCCATGGCGACAAAAGTTTATCAAATCACCAATTTGAAAAAGAAATCTCGTACGTTTGTGATCCCCCACCGCCCTTGTTGCATCAAGGCCGGAAGGTGTGGATGTATCAACGGACAACCGCGTTCTCTGCATCTCTCTGCCGAAGAGGTGCGTGACGATATTCCGGAGGAATACTTGTTCGCTCCGGACATTGTACAGGCCAAGAACGGGAACCCACCGACCATCAAAGTTACCAGTCGCGAGGTCAAGAAGGTCGAGGAAGCAAAGGCACCTGCGCCGGCGGACAAGGACGCGAAGCCGTCCAAACCAGGAGCGCAGACCTCGGGTAAGCCCACGGGCAAGAACGACGACAAGAAGAAGAGCAAGAAGAAAGATTAACCATCAACCCCCAAGGAGGGAGCTATGGCATCGACGGAATTTCTCTCGTCGAAGGTCGTCATTCTCGAAGAGGAGCCAAAAGTTCCAGCGATTGCCGCTTTGGCAAGCGCCGTAGTGCTTGGCTGCGGCGTCACCGAGCGAGGTAAGATCGCGGACGCACAGCTCTCGACATCCTTCGACCAATGGGTAGACCTGTGGGGAGGCTTCACGGCAGACGCTGATTTGGCGCTTGCATCGTACGGCTTCTACCAGAACGGCGGTCTATTCTTTTGGACGGTGAGAACCGTTCATTTCACAGACATCAACACTCCGGCATCGGCAACGGCAGCCGCATCCACGGGAATGCTTCAGACAGCAGGCACCGCGGACTCGGCTGGCAAGGTGACCGGAACCAACGCTCTGCCTGTCCCACTGGAGGACGGTGACACATTGGACATTACGACGGAACTCGGTGGACCGACGACCGCGACGTTCAATGGCGGAACCGGAAAAGCCTCCACAGGTGGAGCCGGGCCGTACAACCTATCCGGAGGTGAGACGGTCATCGTGAAAGTCGGTCCCGCAGCGACGGCGCCGACTCAGACGCTCAGCATCGGCGCAGGGTTCATCGTCACGCCGGGTTCGGCCACCAGGGCCGAGGTCGCAGCGGCCTTGAATGCGGTGATCAACGGCGCGAAAGTGACCGACGACACAACCGCAGTGAAGATCGAGACCGATCAAGCAGGCAGCGGCGCTCGCCTGGAGATCATCGGCGGTACAGCGCTTGGCGTAGCTCCGTTGCTCGACTTCACCGTAGGCGTCTATGCGGGTACCGGAAACGTAGCGGACCTCGCCAATCCCACAGCATCCGAAATCGAAGCTGTTGTGGAAGGTGCGGTGTCCAACGTGGCCGTGTCCCAGGAGTCCGGTGGCGAGATGTCCATCGAGACTCTGACTGTTGGCGCGTCGGCGTGGGTACGTGTGGAAGCCACTTCCACCGCTGACGGCAAATTCGGGTTCGACAACACGCAGCACACCGGTGCCGATGCGACTCCGGAGGACACGCTGAAAGTCGACGGGAAGACTCCCGGCGCGTTCGGCGACAAGATCTCCACCGTGGTTGCGGACGCCACCAGTGGCACGGCAGCGGAGTTCAACTTCCAGGTTCTGTCGGACGGTGTTGTCACGGAGACCTTCCCGAATGTCACCATGGACGACTCGGCAGCGAACTACGTCGAGAAGGTGGTGAACAACGCCAACTTCGGCTCCAAGCTGATAGCGGTGACCGACCAAGGTCTTGCCTACTCCGCGTTGCTCAAGCGACCGGCGAACGGCACTTCCTCGACGCTCACCGGCGGTGACGACGGCCTCACGGGTATCGTCGACATCGACTACTTGGGTTCCTCCGCCGGGCCGACGGGATTGCACTGCTTCGACCGCGTAAGCGGTGGTCGCATCTTGATCGTCCCCGGAAAGGCGACGCCGGCGATTCACCAGGGCATGTTGACCTACGCCGAGACAACCAGGCTCGGGTCCATGTTCTGCGTTCTCGACCCACCCGAGGGTTACACCGCCGAGCAGATGGTCACCTACGTGGAGACTACTGCGTCGCTCCTGGAGCGTTCGGAGTTCGGAGCCATCTACTGGCCTCGAATCAAGATTCCGAACCCCTCGACGGCGGTCTTCGGTGACGACGATGCTATCGCGGTGGCACCGTCCGGTCACATCGCGGGTCTCATGGCTCGCAATGACGGCAGGAACGGTGGTGTCTACGAGCAGCCGGCTGGTACGCTCTCCAATTGGGGAGTCATCTCCGGAATGCTCGGAGTGGAAGACGACCCCGGCGGCGCCGAGGAACATCAGGTCCTCGACGAAGGCAAGCGGGATCTCATCTACCCGAAACGCATCAACCCGATCACCAAACTGGAGGGAACGACCTGGCACATCGACGGTTCCAGGACCCTCAAGTCGACCGGGAACTTCCCATCGGTGGCGGAGCGTCGCGGCGCTATCCACATCGAGCAGACCATCAAAGCCGGGCTGATTGTTCTCAAGCATCGCCCGAACAACAAGGCCAACCGCGCATTGGCCAACCGTATCATCACAGCGTTCTTGCTTCGCGAGATGGCGAAGAACGCTTTCAGAAGCACGAACCCGGACGAGGCGTTCTATGTGAACACTTCGGACGCCATCAACACTCCGGCGGACGAGTTCGCAGGCGTGATGAACATCAAGCTCGGCTTGGCTATGAACAAACCGACGGAGTTCATCCCTGTAGTTGTCTCCCAGGACACACGCGCCTACGTCGAAAGCCTTGGTGTGTAAGGAGGGAAGACAATGGCAACGCCAGTAAAATTCGACAAGAAGTTCGAGTTCGTTGTCGAGATCGAGGGCATCGCAAGGGCCGGACTCAAGACCTGCTCCGAATTCGCGGTAGAGTTCGAGAAGGTTGTTCATCGAGAAGGCAAACGAGCGCACCCACATCAGGCACCCGGCAATGTCACGTATCCGGACATCACCATGGAACGTGGCATGGCGGACGACTACGACTTCTACAACTGGATGATCGACTGCTACAACGCTGCGGCGGGTACCGGTCAGCCGGAGCCGACGCTGTTCCGCAACGTCGACATCGTTCAGTTGGACCGTGATGGTGAAGAGTTGGCACGTTACACCGTGTACGACGCTTTCATCCAGCGGTATTCGGCAGGAGATTGGGACAAGGATGCTTCCGAAGTGAAGATCGAGAGCATCGTCATCGCCTACGACCATTGGAAGAAGGCGAAGGTCGCCTAGCCAAGAAAAAGAACAGACTGGAGAGGCCACCCCTGGAAACGGGGGTGGCTAATCCTTAGAAAAAGAGCAGTTTTAGAAACAGGAGAAGAACAGTGAGACAAGCAGAAGTAACACTCCCGTCCAGGCTCAAGATGGTTCTACGTGCGCTCACGCTGCGCGAAGAGAGCATCCTTGCGTCTACCAAGGGAAAGAGAGCTGAAGAGGCCCTGAATCAGGTTTTGGCGGCGTGCTGTGTGGAGATCACGGACCCAGGTCCGTACGAGAATCTCGGCACGAGGCCGAACTGGATGAACATGCTTCAGGGAGACCGGTTCGCAACGATGTTCGAGCTGCGGATGGTCACCCACGATGAGGGGCATCTGTACGAGTTCCGTTCTCAGTGTCCGTATTGTCGCTCGTTGAACACAGCGGAGGCGAACCTTCGCGAGGAGTTCTCGGTGCAGTCGATTTCGGACGAAATGTTCGCGGCGGTAAAAAGCAAGACGCCATTCACCGGCGAGGTGGCCGGCAAGAAGGTTGAGTTCGCTCCCTCGTTTGTGAGGGACATCACCAAGGGTCAGAAGCTTCGCAAGAAGTGGCCTGAGAGAGCGATGGCCGTTGCCCTTTGCCTGAGACTTACGTCCGTTGAGGGCGTGCCGGACCACCAGATCATCAACTGGCTGGACGGCGAGGGCAAGGGAGGATTTGAAGGAATTACGTCGGCAGACGCGGAGGTGCTTCGGGATCTCTACGACAAGTACGACGTCGGTATCGACACGGAGGTGGAGCTTGAATGCCCGGAATGCCGAGGCACATACGAGATTGACCTCCCTTTCGACGACAGCTTCTGGTCCCCAGCCCGTGGAGCCAGGAAGCGGAAGAAGGAACGCCGCCTTGGGCTGGCATCCTCGGAGGAACCTCAGAAGGAGACATCCTCCGACAACGATTTGAGCTAGCTTGGCTGCCTTTGTTTGGCAGTGGGCTATCGATGCGGTGGGGTGAGACGCTTGATGTATCGCTTGATGAGGTCGATAAACTACTTGATATGATCTCGGAGGCGCGTCGAGCTGAATACAAATCCGCATTTGGAAAATGAGGTTCGCGAATGGCGATGAATCAATTCGGTGCGGGTTTTACGATATTTGGTAGGGATGCCGCATCTCCCGTCTTTGCACGAGTCGCCGGCAGATTCATGGGCATGGTTAAAACGGTCGTCGGAGGGGCTGCCACCATGAGCAGCTCCCTCGGCGCCATGGCCATCGGAATGAAAGCGAGACAGATCGGGAAGGCTATGACCGGCTCGATCACCGCGATGTCGGATGCAGCGGCGACGTTTGAGCAAAACCTTGCCGGAATTGGAGTCATCACAGGGGCTACTGCCAAAGAAATGAAGGGGTTGCACGATGCCGCGCTCGATGCGGCTATGGCAACCCAGTTCAGTCCAGAGGAGGCGACGGAGGGCCTCCAGAACCTCGCTGCGGCAGGTCTGAGCGCAGGGGAAGCGGTGGAGGCTCTCAAGCCCGTCCTTGACCTTGCCACAGGCTCGCTGGGCCAGCTTGGCCTGGCGGAGGCAGGAAATGCCGTTGTCGGTACGCTCAAGGCGTTCGGCATGGAGGCAAGCAACGCAGCCGTTGTCACAGACAAGCTGCTCAAGATCACGCAGCTCACGAACTTCCAGGCCAGGGATTTCGATGTCGGTCTCTCAAGGGCGGCATCTACGGCGAAGATCTACGGGCAGAACCTCGACGACACGCTCATCACCATGGGTGCGCTGCGGAACATGAACGTCGAGGCGAGTGTTGCGTCCACCTCGCTGCGAGAAGCGTGGCGACGAATGGCCTCCGATCAGAGGGCGCAGCAGCTCATCACACGCAAGGGCATTGACATCTTTGACAAGCGCACCGGCAAAGCGCGAGAGTTCATCGACGTGATGTTCGATGTTGCCGATGCGACGAAGAAGATGACAGATAAAGAGAGAATGCGCATGGCCACCTTGGCCTTCGGTACCAGGGGCATGGCCGCGTTCAACGCCATTGCCCAGGCGCAGAAGACAATCACCGTCAACGGCGTGAAGCACAACCTCAAGGGAAGGAAGGCCATCGCGGCACTTCGCTTGGAGATGATGCACGCTACCGACGCGATGAGCGACTTCAAGCGTGAGTCCCTTGAAGCGCAGATTGGTATCGAGGGAGTGGGAGAGGCCCTTCAAGGCTCCACTGGCGCAGCAGAGAAGTTTCGAGAGGAGCTGCTCGATACGCTCAAGGGCCAGCGCAAGTTGATTGAAGGTGCCAAGGAGGGTCTGCTGACTGTCCTTGGAGAGGCCGCGGCAAAGGTGCTGAAGCCGCTGTCGAAGGTGGTTTACACGATCATCTCCGGAATCGCCGGGTTCTTGAACACCATCCCCATGGAGGCGCGACAGGTAATCATCGCGTTCATCGGTGGCCTCGGCACGCTGATCTCGATGGTTGGTGGCCTGTTCATTCTCAAGGGCATCATGAGTATGCTCGGTGTTTCAATCGGCGGACTGGTATTCGCTCTCGTGAAGTTCGTCCTGGTACTGGCTCCGCTCACCATCCTCTTGGCAGGTCTCGGTGTCGCAGCGTACGCAGCGTTCCGAGCGTTCAAGAAGAACACGGGTGGCATCGGCGACTCGTGGGAGGACATGGTCAAGAAGATAAAGCTTGGCTGGAGAGCTGTTGTTCAGATCATCGGGAAGGGTGAGCTGAGCAAGAAGATGAACAAGGAGCTGAGCAAAGCAGGGAACGAAGGCGTCCTTGGCTTCGTCAACGGCTTCAAACGGTTCGTCGAGCGCATGAAGGCCATGTGGGAAGGTATCAAGCGAGGATTCGACGAAGGCGTTGCGGCTCTATCGGAGTCGAGCGCCATGAAGCAGCTCATTGCGACGATGCAGACTCTGTTCGGCACCTTCACGGGAGATGCGGAGAACTCAGCAGCGGTGCTTGCTGACTGGGGAGAAAAAGGCGAGGGCCTCGGAAAGAAGCTTGCGAGCTTCGGAGAGATTGCCCTGAAGGCCCTGAACCATTTCATCAAGTTCGGCAAGAAGGCAGTCGAGTGGATGGCCAACCTCACAGCAGAGGATGTCATCAACGGACTGCATGAGATTGCGGAGGTCTTTAAGACCATCTGGACAGTGTTGAAGAAGATCGGACAGACAGTGGCTGTCGTGTATCACGCCATTCGAGTGTTGGTGCTGTTCGTGAAAAACACCATCGGTGGCATGGTCAGCAACTTCGGAGATATGTGGACCGGTCTATTCGGAGACGAAGCAGAATCCAAAGCAGCGAAGAAGCGAATTCTGTATCGACAGCTCAGAGGTGTCGAAGGAGCGTATGGAGAAACCGGTCGCGCCGGCGTCGATCTTGGAGAGGCTGGAGCAAAGCTGTTTGGCAAAGAGGATGAGTACGCAGAGACAGCGGCATTGTCCAGGGCGCAGCTTGAGCGACAGCGCAGAACAGGTGCCATGAAGGAGATGTTCTTCAGGATGAAGGCAGGTGATGAGATTTCTCCAGATCTGCTTTCGGCGGCAATGGGTAGAGACATTGTTAAGGCTATCAAGGATGCGAAGTTCTCAGTGAAGGTGAATGCTTCCGAGTTGAGAGGCGCACTCAAAAGCGATGCACAAGAAGATGCAGAGACAAGCTTGGATACCGACATCCCGGTCTCTGAGTTTGGAGGTTACTAATGGCGGAAGAGTCACCTAGCAACAAGCCGCAAAATCCCAACACGTCGGGCATTGCGAAGAACTTCAGTGATGCCTCCAGGGGCTACCTGAAGAACATGCTGCTCAAGCCGGACATAAGCAAGCTGGTGTCCGACACGATGAGGTTCATGTTCTCTCCGAAGCAGGTTAGCGAGAAGCTGAGAGCCAACTACCAGGACTTCGCTCCGGTAGGAATGTCGGGAGAGTTTCAGAGCTTCAGAAACACTGTCGGCCCGGTTATTTCTTTTGCGCTGTACTGGAACTCTCTCATGTACGTGAAGGACACAGGTGTAACGCTGGATGAGGCACACGACTACGTAGAGGCGTCGCGTCGTTTTCTGGAGGCAAGTGTGTTGCCGGCGGCGGCTCCATCCGGAGTTATCACAGGAGAGACAGCACCGTTCATTTTGTGCTTACCAGGAATTCTCACGCTTCGAGTGAAGGTCCAAGACGTGAATATCACGTTTGACCAGCTCGACCAGAAGGACAGATTGCGCGAGGTGAGAGCTACAGTGTCGTTTAAGGAGGCTCCACTCGGAAGGATCACCATGCAGGATCATCTAGAAGTCGGCATGGTACGGACGTGGGGAGAATAGACCATGCTTACGATTTACAGCCGGTACCGGTACTGTGAGCTGCATCGAGACGACGACGATGTGACCTATCTCACGGAGCCGGAGCCGATAGAATACTCGGACCAGTTCGATAATATTGTCCACATCGCCAAGGAAGGCGATACGTGGTGGGGCCTGGCACATATCTACTTCGGCAACATCGCTGACAGATGCCGTCTTTGGTGGGTCATTGCAGAGTTCCAGCCAGAGACAGTAGTTGACCCGACGTTGAAGATTGAGACAGGGGTCAAGGTGATCATACCCTCGATGCGGTACCTACGACTGAGGGTATTCGACAACGACCGCAGAAAGGATCACTAGTGCCATTCGGAGGACCCCAGGTTATCATCCAGCTTCTCGACTGGGATGACGGAGACGAGGATTGGTACGGGACATGGCTCGACATGCTCGAAATTCTCGACAAGCGCCTTGTGGCTTTCACGTTCACGGACCACGACGTGAAGATGGACAAGGCAGTCCTGGAGCTGAAGAACGACGACTTCGCACTGCTCGACAACCCGGTGTTTGTGAGAGGCCAAAAGCTGCTTATGACATGGGGATGGCAGGGGGACATGGCTGTTCCGAGGCGCATGATCGTGAAGAAGGTGGTCGGAGGAGCGACGCTGAGAGTGGTATGCCATTGCACGCTTTCGGAGCTGGATAGAAGGAAGCAGTATCGTATCAACGAAGGCATGACTGACTCGGAATACGTGGCGCTGGTTGCTGCTGAGTATGGGTACCAAGGCACGCTACTGCATCTTGATGAAACGACAGAGGTGAGGGAGGCTATTGTTCAGCCGAAGTGGATGACGGATGCCAGGATGCTTCGGAAGCTTGCGAAGAGGAATGGTTTTCAGTTCTACATAGACGGCTCTGGGCTTCACTGGAAAGCCAGGAAGACCGACGTTGACCCGGCGAAGACGTTCATTTACTCGAAGGACCCTCACCGTTGTTTAATCCTGGAGCCTCCGGAAATTGAAGCGAACATGACCAGGGGAGTGGCCAAGGTTCGCGTTCTGGCAAGGGACCCGTTTACGAAGGAGCAAGTGATCGCGGAGGTCACCGACGAGAATGCAGACATGGTGAGTCTCGGAGAAGAGGATGAGTACGGAGATCCGGATGCGTCCGATGCCGAGATGGGAAAGAGAGCGGCGCGGATCACGAAGGTGGACGAGCGACACGGTGGTTATATGACCCAGGCCGAGGCCGATGCGGAAGCAAGGGCCAGGTTCAGGGAGACAGCGAAGAAGAAGTACAAGCTCAAGATGAAGACCATTGGAGACCCGAGGATTGGTGGCAAGATGGTTATCGACCTTTGGGGCTTCTCGGAGTCGTTCGATGGGCTGTATTACATCAAGGTTTGCGAGACAGAGATCTCAGACGGGAGATTTGTACAGACGCTCACGTGTCGAAAAGACTCGTTGAGAGAGGTCAAGGCAACGAAGAAGAAACAGAAGCGCGGCAAGAAGAATCCGAAGGGTGGAGCGCAGCCACCCGAGAAGCTAGATCCGAAGGTGCTGATTGGAGAAATGGTCATTCGTTACAATGACGAAGGCGTTCCACAGCCGGTGATGATCTACAAGGAAGACATGAGCCAAGCTACAGGCAGGGAAATGACTCCGGACTGGTACGAGCTTGCGAATCTACCGGAGCATGTCCTTCAATCGTTGGCAGATCAGGGAACACAATCTGTTCTGCCGGATGAGTAGGAAACAATGGGTGGACCGAATACAGGATTTGACGGCGACAATTTTGAGGGATCTGGTCTCTTTGGCTTGTACGCCGGGATAGTAGTAAACAGAGACGACCCGGAGAAGCTCAGCCGAGTCAAGGTAGAGATCCCAGGGATCATCGACGGAGAGTCTGCATGGGCGCTTCCGGAAGGAGGCGGAGCAGCACAGTGGGGCAAGAATGCGGTTCCGCCACTTGGATGCGATGTGTTTGTGCAGTTCGTGAACGGCAGGGAGAATAGACCGGTGTACCGAGCGGCGGCACACGGAAAGCCTGGAGGAACATCGGAAGCGTTCCCAGAGCATGAAGCTCCGGATGTGAGCGTCTTCGGCATCGGGCCGTTCAGGCTGGTCATCGACAATAGGGAAATCGAAGGGCAGCCGAAGACTGCCAGGGCGAAAATAGTCAGAGATGTCAACGGTACAGAGGAAGACGTGGCGTGGGTAGAGTTCAATTACGATGACAACTCGATTCACATCTATGCCGACTCGGCCATTGGGCTTGAGGCAGCGATCATCGATCTGAATTCGCCACAGGTCCAGCTCAACGGTAGGCAGGTGATGCCCACCAGTAGGCCGGTGAACTAATGGCATTCCCCCCAGAATCACTATGCATCGAGCTTCCGGACATCCCGACAGTGGATGACATCTGCTTCCCAGGAGGGTTCTGCCTGAGCTACATCTGGGATGCCATCGGAAAGATACCGACAGCGGCGGACATGAACATGGACTTCTTTTCGCAGATTGGTCCTGCGATGTCCTTCTTGGCTCCGTTGTTCTCTGTCTTGGATACGGTGCTGGCGATCTTCCGGTGCGTGAAAGCCGTTCCGGATGCCATTACGTCGCTCGACCCCTCGGAACTGTTCAACTGTATGCCGGCGCTTGCAGAGCTGATTGACAAGCTGCTCGACCTGCTTCCGTACCTGAGCCTTCCGAAGATGGTGAAGGCGATCATCAACAACCTGGCGGCGCTTTTGCGTAGCATCGCCATGGAGTTCGAGTATCTGAAGAGCCAGATACAGCGAATCATTGACCTGATTGACCGCGCTGCGGACCTCGGAGACGTGAAAATGAACGGCTTCTTGGTCTGTGCGCAGGACAATACGAATAAAGGAATCCTCTCCACGGCGGAGGCCCTCAAGGGCATTGGAAGAATCATATTGCTTGTGAATATTCTCATGCAGTTGTTCGGTGGACCGGAGATTCCTTGCTTTGGAGACCTCATTGAGGGCAATATATTGGAAGGTCTCGACTTTATTATCGATCTGCTCCTGGAGTTGGCCAATCTCTTGGCGGAGATTGCAGACTCGATACCAGACCCAGACTTCGCTCTGACGCTGGCCCTGGGAGAACAGAAATGCTAATCTGGAGACATCATGGCAGAAGTCGACAAATTCGGACACGGGATTTTGTTCCCGTTTGTGAGGGATGAGAAAGGTGATTTCGCCAACGCTGGCGAGCTGGATTGCCTGTCATCCGACATAAGTATGCTTCTTGGTGTCATTGGCCCAAGCGTAGATGGCCCAGGTGAGTTGCCGTTCGCGACCGAGCTTGGTAGTCGCATTGTGGAGCTGAAACATAGGCAGATTCACAGCGATCTCACCAACGCGCTTGCGAGTCAGTACACTGGTGAGACGATTCGAAGGTGGGACAACCGTGTTCGAGTCGGAAAGACCACGACACAGATTCTAGACCAGGGCGGCCAGGAGAACATGCTCCTGGTGAAGACAGTCGTAAAGCCGGTTGGATACAACTCAAACGAGAATACGATAGTCTCCGCCGAGGTGGAGCTGGAGGAATAGATGGCAATCTTCCCATCCCCATATGACAACTATTCGAGTCGAGACCAGGATTCGATTGAATCACGGATTTTCGATTTGATTTCAAGTGTTTTCCCGAAGTGGACGAACAGGCAGAGACACAACTTCGGAAACATCCTCGTAGGCGGGTTTTCGTTCGTCGGCGACTTACTCGGGTTCTACCTCGATAAGCTTGCGAGAGAGACCCGATGGATGACGGCCAAGATGCGGAAGAACGTCATCGCCTTGGCCAAGCTCATTGACTACAAGCTGCCTGGTGCCGGCGCTGCGACGGGAGACGTGAGGGTCATCCTCAAGAATGCGTCTGCTCTCAGCGGCACAGTCAATATCCCGGCAGGAACGATCATCCGGACGGTGGAGGTGACGGACCCGGTGAAGGGAGAGCTTCAGGCAGATCTCAACATCGTTGTCGCAACGGGCGAAATGACAGGCTCGTGGGAGCATAGCCTCACACAGAGTCCGCAGGTGGTAGCAAGTTCCGGACTTCCGGACTTTTCAATGTACTTGCCGTTTGGTCCCTACCTGGAGGACTCGGCGTCGGTATCAACGCCTACGCAGTCCCCATGGGAGGAGGTGGACAATTTCCTCCAAAGCAGGCCGACGGATCTCCACTACGTCGTGGGTGTAGATCATCTTGACCGTGCAACCATCACATTCGGAGACGGCAACCAAGGGGCTATCCCTGTTGGCAACGTGACCGTGAATTACAAGACCGGTGGAGGTATCGCAGGAAACTTGGAACCAGGCGCGTTGACGGTAATTGAAGGAAACTTCGTAGACTCCAGCGGAAACAAGGCATACGTCGAAGCGTACAACGACGCAGACACGTCCGGAGGAGTTCCAAGGGAGGAAGTGAGCGCATCGAAAGTGAATGGCCCGGCGAGTCTTCGTGTGCAGACCAGGACGGTCTCAAGAGAGGACTACGAAATCAACGCCAAGCGTGTTGTAGGGGTTGGTCGAGCGCTGTTCCTCACGAGCAACGAACAGACCGGTATCGCCGAGAACAGGGGAAGGCTCTACATCATACCCTCCGACGGAGGAACGCCGTCCACGGCCCTCAAGAACGCCGTGTACACGATGTGTACAGAGACCTACCCCAACACCACGACGTTCCAGTTCGAGGTGTTGGACCCGGTGTACAAGACCATAGACACGGAGGCGTGGATCTACCTGGCAGAGGGAGCAGATGCATCCACCGTGAAGACAGCCATCCAGGAGGCCCTGGAGGACTACTACGAGCCGATGATGGCGGACGGTACCGAGAACCCCAATGTGGACTTCGGCTGGTACTACAAGGATGCTGACGGCAACCCCGCCGGCGAGATCGCATGGAGTGACATCTTCAACGTGGTGAGAGACGTCTCTGGAGTCCGTAAGGTGGAACCGACGAAGTTCCTCTTGAACGGATTGCAGAACGACGTGGCCATTGGGAATTGGCAGTTCCCAGCGAACGGCTCGTTGACTCTTATCAACGGAGACACAGGGACGGCAATGTAATGGCAGATCCGATTGACAACGGTGACTTCTCAAACGCAGGTGCAGCTCAAGGTGAAGCTGCTGACTGGACTTGGGGACACGTCCAGGCCCAAGGTGGCTGGGCGCTGTTCAACGAGGCTCTACCTGCGTACGCCGCGTCGATGGAGAGCTTCGAAGCAGGCTGGGATGACAACGAGGACTGGATTGACGAGCTTGAGAATCTGATTGCGGCAGTCTTCAACGAAGGTGGTGGCCAGTACGAGTCGACCCAAGAGAGCTTCGAGCTGTGGGACGGACTCCCGTGGAGGGACGATTTCACGACGACGGCGGCAGAGTGGACCTCTTGGTACAACGAACTTCACGGAGTTACGACATATCCTCTTTCGGAGGAGTCGTTCGATGAAGCATGGCTGAATGAGCCGCTGTCCACGGAGGCAGGCCCCAAGTGGATAGCAGGAAGCACTATGGGAGGTCGCCTGTTCAGCGATGCGCTCACGTTTCCGCTGATTGTTACGTCCAACAGGAACAAGATGTGGCTTTTCCGTGTCGATGATCTCGACATCATGGAGATGACGGTAGCCGCAGGAGAATACAGCACAGCCGCCGCGCTGGCCGCTGCTCTCGACACAGCTCTCGACACAGCGTTTGGCGCTGCGACGAAGTCGTTGCAATTCGGTTCGTCCGGAGACGACATGATCTGGCTCGGCTGGGATGGAAGTGGAACTCACGCTGAGAATGTGTTGCTTTGCCATCCGGGCGACGACAGGAAATCAAGAGACATTCGTGAGACCATCGGATTGAAGTCGCTGAGTCCCACGGGTGGAGCTGGAACGGTGTCTTTGCCGTTGGCCATTCTGAACACCTTGCCGCCGGCGTCGCTGTCGACGGAAACATGGTGGGTAGATCAGTGGTCGCAGATCAGATACACGATAGAAACGGAACCGCGGAGTCTCTACGACTTCGCTCTTGAGTATGCGAGAACCCCGGTGGTCTTCGACGACCCGGCAGACCCGTCCTACTTTGAGATGTTCACTCTCACGGGATGGTTTGGCGCAGGCAAGGTCTGGAAAGACCGTTACGACCCAGGGGATCTCACAGCAGCAGTTTTCAACGATTACGGGACAGGGACTCCGACGACGCTGGAAAGCTTCGAGGAGCTGTGGGACGAAGAGCCTTTCCCGTTCTAGGAGGATGAGATGGGATACGCTGATTTCGCAGACGTTGGGTCATCGCTCTCAGAGGCGTCGCTTGCTCGCGGTGTGACAGCAGGAATCACCCCGCCGCCAGGCGGAGGCTCTTTTGTTTACGGGTACAACTCCCTGGATTCAGATGTTGTGGGCGCACACGGCAAGTACGTCGACCGACCGGGGTTCACCCCCACCGGCAGCGGTCCAGCCACGGCGGACGGAGGCGGAGTCATCGCAGGTGTTCTCAAGAGGTATGCATCGTCCAACAACACTGGCTTCACGCCGATGTTGTTCTTTGCCCTCCAGGGGTCGCCTCCGACAGTGAACGACATGGCATACATGATCGCGCTCTCGAACGAGGACCCGTATCGGATTGTCCTTGCGAAAGGTGTCCTGGCGGCAGGCGTTCCGGGAGACGGAGAGGACATGACGGTCCTACGCCAATCCTCGGAGCAGTTCAGCATGGGCGATGATCTGTATCATCACGTGCGACTCGAATGCATTGTGCAGCCGAATGCCGATGTGAAGCTCGTGGTGGAAGGCAACGACCTCACTGCCCATCCGCTTGGAACGGCTCCGGACTGGCAGCCGATCCTCGGCATGGACGATTTCATTGACGACAGGCTCCAGATTGCCACGGGAAGCGCTCCGCTGCTCGGTGGGTACTGCGGGTTCGCGTTCGCAGTGAACAGGGCTTTGAACCGCCGAGGTGCCTTCGATGGCATCGAGGCATACAGGAACGACTAATGACCGGATCGGGTGGATCTCCCACGACGCTGGGAACGTGGTTTGAAAAGGGAAGAGGCGAGACCTCTGGACGTATCGAAGTTCCCAATAGCCCACGCCCGGCGCTTCTGGTGGCAGGGAATGTCGAGACATTCGACTTCTCGGGCAGTATCGAAGAGACACTGTTCGTGGAGGTGGGTGAGCTTGCGGCCCAGAAGATCACCTTCCCTGATTCAGTGTTCGTGTCTCCTGCGGCGGCTACTTCGGCAGAGGTTATTGCGAGGATCACCTCGGAGCTTGAAGGGGCGAAGGGGGTATCCATCTTCGGCGGAGGTCTTGGGATTGAATCGGACGATTCAGGAAGCACCGCGAGAATCAAGGTCACCGGAGGAACGGCGAATGCCATCCTTGGCTTTAGCACGGATGAGGTTACGGGTTCAGATGTGAGCTACAAGTTCGTGCTGGGCAACGTCGACCCAATTGTTGCGCAGTTGACGATGGACGACTATGCCGAGATAAAGCAGGTTGTTGACCTGGACGGTGTAGACCTGGTCGGTGCAACGATTCAAACGAGAGGAACGCCAGGACACACCTACACGGACCCTGTTGGATTGCAGGTGGACGACGATACACTGTTCTTTTTCCCGATGGACAGGGACATCAAGGGCGCGACGAATGCCGTTGCAAGTGGATGGGATCTGGAAGGCGTAGGAGAGATTGAGGCAACGGACGAGGACTATGCGCCAGTTGGACATAGAACGAAGTGCAGGTTGTTCCCACCGAACAACCCGGTAGGCTCCGGATCTGCGAAGCTCATCGCCTCGAACACGCCGCAGTACAACACCGCGACACAGAACAGGTACACGCTTCAGTGGTGGATGAACCTGGACCCAACTGGAGCGTACACTACTAGCTGGGGAGTAGATTTCCCCTTGTTCAAGATCGGCGGTGGCATCAAGGGAATCAGCCAAGGAGGCGGCATCGAAGTGTATCTTCTTGGGCAAGCTGGCGTCGGCGCATTGAACTGGTACATAGCTGTGACCCACTACAGCGCCACAGGTGGTTCACACGGAACAAGCCTTGTTTACATGATTGCACCACAGTCAGGGTGGAGGTTCTGGTCGATTGTTTTCGACGCGACGTTGCCTGCCATGCAGGAGTTATCTCTTTACGAGGGTGCAGGAGTCTTGAGAGCCAATAACGGCGGCTTGTTCAACGATCCTATGGAGCCGTATCCGGAAGACTGGGCCATCGAAATGGGAGACCCTTCGTTCTTTGGGATGCTGGACCAGGTTCGATTGCAGAAGACTGCGAGAACCCAGTTGGAAATTATAGACGACTACCAAGCTTGTGTGGTTGACCCGGCGTCCTACGATATGGAGTGGCAGATGGCAATGCGCATCGACGGCACTCCCTATGTTCAGCGTGCCATTGGCGACACGGAGAACCGCTTGTGGACTGACTTCAGGGCGCCTGTCAGGCGCGTTACTAGCTCGCGAGAGGTGGCCTTGCGTCTCCAGCTCGCTCAGAAGGTGTAGCAATGGGAACGATGCCAAAAACAGGGATTCGGACTCCTGCGGAGTACACAGATCCTTTCAATGTAAATTTTGATGACGAACACGCCACGGACATCGACAACTGGGTGGACGCCAACGCATCGGACAAGCTGCTTACCCTGGTGAAGACAGGAACCTTCGCGCTGGACGCGGCTGGAAATACACTCCACTTCCCGGAGTTCAAGATCTACTCTGCGAGGTACGGAGACAACCTGGTTGTGAGCGCAGGGTCAGTGGCCATGAACAACGGCGAGATCGTTTACGTGGCCAACGTCCCGAGACCGTTCAACGGCAACACGCTTGCGCTCGTAGCAGGTGCATGGCCAACGGCTGCTGATGGCGCGAGAGATGTCATCCCGGTAGCTGTGAGGAACGGCACTCAGCTCAGAGTGCTGATCCCTGAGATGAAACTCTCGGTGTCTCCGAGGATGCCAGACGGACGTGTTGACATCAGCTCGACCACGACGATTGACATTGCCGACAACGGCAAGGCCATCGTTATCGAGTCTGGGTACACGGCCACGCTTCCGGCGGCACAGGAAGGGTTGAATTTCTTCATTGCGAGCCAGGGACCGACGACGCCTGGAATTCTCGGAGTGCCGGCGCCTGGCCTTATCGGTTCGTACGGAAAGTTCTACCCGACGCCGTGGACAGCCATCCAGATCCCGAACCAGCCTGGGTATCTTCATGTGTCGGCGCAAGAGGTGTCTCCTGGTTCGTGGATGTGGTTCATGGCCAGTTGCGACATCGCTATCATCAACAATGCGGACACGAGCATGGTGTTCAACCCCTCGGTGGGAGACTATGCGAGGGAGTCTCATGAGCATGTTGCGAGCCAGGTCACGCCATGGGTCGATGACCCAACGAGCGACGACTCTCCAGAGAATGCCAACAACCTCATTGTGACGAACGATGCAGCGACGGCGAACCTTACCCATACGCTTATCAATGGAACGACGACCCAGAGCGAGGGAGCAAGAATCAGGTTCGTGCAAACGAATGCGACGTACTCGATTACGGTGAAGCCGCAGGCAAACGACTTGCTGCTTTGCCCGGATGGATTGGACACAGGCGATTCAGGAACACCATTCGTTGGACTTCGCTCGAAAGAGCAGTATGCAGAGCTGACGGTTGCGCTGGTAAAAGACACCGGCGGGACCGGGTCGGTGTGGGTTGTTGAATCGATGCGAGGATTATGGGAAGACGGTGTGTCTGGGATGCTGTACCGAGCTATGACCCCCTACAAGGACAATCGTAGCTCAGCAGAACAAGTGGTGGTTCCCGCCGGTGGCAATGTTGCTTTTACCATTGAAGCAGGAAATATCAAATCCGGCATCATGGAGCTGGTGAAGCTCTCGAAGGTGAGTGGGTTGTCCACGGACATCGTTTTCGAGATTCTGGACCAGACCGGCGGGACCATCTTGTATCAGACGAACAACGTAGATTTGCAGACTGCGGACTACGAAGACAGGAACCAGTGGTGGCTGGAGGTCAACACAGCCGGGGACCTGGCCTGTGAACTGAGAAACAATGACGGTGCGAACGCGATCACCATCGACGTTGTCGTTCGCCTCAAAGGAGATTAGAAATGGGACTGCCAACCCTTCAAAAAACCTGGAACTACGACGTTAACGAAATCCGAGATTTTGCTGCGGCGACAGACATCGAACGCGCTCGCGCACTCCTTTTCTACATGAAGGAGCAGTTGGTTGATTCTGGGAAGTGGGCTGTAGAGGCGTCGAGTGACGCTACGTCGTACAAGAATGTGGGCGACGCAGACCCGGACCTCTGGATCGACAAAGACGACCTGAACAGGGGTTCTACTACGAGATCATGGTGCATCCTTTACAACTCTACGCTGGGAGTATCGTTGTGTATCGATATGCAGGCGTCGTACGACTACCAGTGCGACGTCTACCTGGTGAAGGGACACTACAACGCTGATGGTCTCACCACCTCGAAGCCGACTTCGGCGAACACAGAGATCACCTATGCGAATACGTCGTCAGCGCTTGGGAGAGATGGAGGATCGACTCGCGTGGTATTGCACTCCATGTGGTCGACAGATGGAGAGTGCTTCAGGTTCTACGCGATCAGCAACGGTACCAACCCTGGCGTAGCAGCTTTCATCTTGGAGAAACCTTCGAATGCTCCGGATGGCTGGACGAACCCGATTATCTTCGACTGGATCGGTGACTCCAACGATGAGACGTGGCCGACTCTTGCGAGGTGGTACACTGGGCTGAACATCTATGCGGAGGTCAACGGATCGATACACCAAATGTATGCGACCGGTGAAGCGTGCGCTGATGGTAACGAGCCTATAACTCAAAGGGCAGACTGCAATCCTTCGGACCTGGATACTGGTGGAGGGTACCTGTTGCAACCGATGGGCTTGTACGGAAAGGACCCAGGGATCAAAGGAAGCAACGGACGTCTTACGGACATTTGGTGGAGGCCCATTGAGATGGCGATATTCGACACGCTTCCGGATGATGGAACCAGGCAGTTCATCGCCGTTGGGAAAGTGATCTGGCCGTGGAACGGTTCAGTCCCGGTTTGGGGGTAAGACATGGCTGAGTGGGATGGAAGATCGATTGACTACCTTGGAGCGGACGCAGACAAGGAAGACTTCGAGACCAAACAGTACGAAGGGAACAAAGGCTTTGGCCTTGGCGACCCAGGAACCATCGACGGCGGTGGAGAGGAGGTTCGGCTGGTACCGAAGCTCATCCGTGTGACGCCGTAAGGAGAAGACGTGGCGACAGTTGAACAAATACTTGCTGCTCTGGAAATCGAGAACGTCGAGTCTCAGATCCAGGATGGTGGGTTTGCTGCGATAATGAGAGACCCGCAGCCCGACGAGTCGGGCATGGCTCCGGATACGGATATACGAGTAACGCTTGTTGATCTGAACGGAGACCCGGCGTCGATTCCGCCTCGTGTGTTCAAGATGTACGTCGAAGATGTGGAGGTTCTTTCCTGGGATGGAGCTTCGGCTACTTGGGCAGGGCCATGGACAGGGACAGTCACCCAGTCGGGACCGACAGACCCTTACGTGTTCTACGACATCGTTGCGCAGCAGACAGCGCCGCCGCAGTTTACGAGTGAGCAAGAGGTCGATGTCAGAATTGATGTTGGAAGTAGCTCGCTTGGCTGGGGACATGGTTCGTGGGGACATTTCCCATGGGGACACAGCCCGGCGGTGGCGGGGTCGTCGCTTCCGTGGACGTTCACGATTGCAGATGTTGATCCTCCGAGCCTCGTGTCGGCTACTCCTATCGACCGCATGACTCTGCGGCTTGAGTTCGACGAACCGATGGCCACCAGTGGGGCAGGGTCTGCGTTGAACGCAGATGCGTACACGATCACAAGGCACAACGTGACGCCGACGCCGGCGGTCAACCTCCAGGTGGTGAGCGTTGAGGCCGTTGCAGGCTCGAACGATGTGCAATTTGATTTGACCTTTCAGTGGGAGCAGACCCCTGGATGTGAGTATCAGATTGATGTGAGCAGCACAGTAACAGACAAGGCAGGGAACGCGATCCAATGACAACGACAGCGACATTCACAGGGTTCACGCCTCCAAAGCCACAGGGAAGGTTCTTCGATCTCTGGAGGCAAGTGATTCCGCAGAAAGCAAGGGAGAAGGATGTCACCAGGGCGTTGCGGAGAATCGTCAACTGTTGGCAGGAAGTTCTCGATCATCTTCTGTACGACCTGGACCTGTTCCCGGAGCAGTTGGGAGATCCGGACAAGGCAGACATCGACGTAATCCGGCAGATGCTCAGAGACATGGGTAATCCATTTCAGGACTGGACCGAGCTGGAGCTGACAGAGAACCAGGAAAAGAAGTTGCTCCGGTATTTGGTGGCTATCTACAAGCTCAAGGGGACAGACATCGGCATCGAGAGCGTAGTGTTCTTCCTGCTCAACAAGACCGTGAGAGTTATCCCCTACGCCGTAGAGGGATGGTCCCTTGGGGAGGACGAGCTTGGAGAGGCCGGTATCGCAGAGGTTGTGTCGCCGGCGGGAGAGCCGTACGATTTCAGCGGCCTGACCTGGCCGCTTGATCTTGAGATGCTGGTCGACAAGACGACCACGGAGACGGTGGAACTCAACATAGGAGACGTGGCAGACCCAGCGGCGGTAGAGACAGAGGAGATCGTGGTGTCTCTCAATGCGCAGTTGCTGGGTGCAAAGGCGAGGTCGGTGCATCCGGGAACCCATGGTGTCACCATTTCAGACGCAGAGACCTTCAACCTGGTGGGCGGAGAGACCCTCGTGTTCGAGATAGAAGGGCAGTCGTACACGGCGGTGTTCAGGCCGTACGACTTCGTGACTCCAGGGACGGCCACGGCGGACGAGGTTGCAGCCAGATTGATGTTGACGGCTCCGAGTGTAATCAACGCCCAGGGCGCCGAGATCCAGGGAATGAGTGGCCGTAGGGTGCGCCTGGCGACGATCCAGCGAGGAATGACAGCTACAATCGACATCGTTGGAGGCACAGCGGCGGCGATTCTCAACTTCTCGCCGGCGACAGTTGCCGGGGTCGACACAAGCAACCTGGCCATCTATTCGACCACGGTTGGAGAACATGCTGAGATAGAGCTTCTCGGAGGAGATCTCTACGACGCCATGGGGTGGCAATTCGGTGAGGACGCAGCGGCGTCCGGAACCGGTGGAACAATACTAGGTCCGAGCGAGAGCGCGACTTTGTATTCATTCGACATTGAGACGGATGACGTGCTAACGTCGGAAGAAGAACAAATAATTCGGCGTATTGCCGATTACATGAAGCCTGCACACACCCACCTGATTCAGGTCAGAAGCTCCGAGGAAATAACATTCCCGGACATTTGGGTGTTGGGCGAGGCAGAGCTGGATGTGACAACAGAGCTTCACGCCTAGCAGGAGGGTGGCATGAACCTTCGAGATTGGTATTACAAACAGATTGTAACTCAGGGAGACCTGGATGAGGCTTTCGAGTGGGCGGAAGATGCGGACCGCGAAATCGTGATGGATCTCGGTTTCAGTGGAATCGTCTCGAACTACACGCCGACCGAGACTCCGACGCCGGGAATGGCCATCAGGGTCGGCGGCCCAGGTGTGGCATTCGGTAAGAGTGGAGAGCGCATCCAGTTGGTGAACACGGAAGACGTTGACGCCTCGGTGGATGAGTATGGCTCCTCGACCGCGGTGGCGTCGTCCGGAAACGAGAAGTACATCTCGTTGTTCGTGAGATTTGCACGCAACGCCCAGGACCCGGTTGTGGATGGGAACGGTGTCGAGGTCTACACCCGGCAGTACGAGTCCTACACTCTGTTCATCAGGCAGGGTGCGGAAGCTGCGGTTGGGGCAGCCACGAAGCCGGCCTTGCTCGGAGATGCGTTGCTCATCGGCGATGTTCTTCTGAGCTACGGCCAGACGGAGATCAACACGGGAGACATTCTCAAGGATCGTCGAGAGGACTTTTTCCGTGAGACGTACTCCACGCTTGGAGACAAGACGTTTGGCGACGTGCATTCTGCTTTGCAGGATCTGTACACGGTGCTGGAGTCTTGGAGCGGCTCGTTGCCGTTCACCTTCGGCCAGCAGTGGGCTGGTTCGGTAGATGTTGCTGGCCCGGCGCCGCCGCCGAACACAATGCAGAAGGCTCTTGACGCCATAGTTTACGACCTGGCGAAAGTGACGACTGACTCCGGACTCAAGAAGATCGGTGCCGAGGGGTACACAACGGGTGGAAGCCACGTCACTTGGGGCGATACGACAGCGTATGCGGCATTGGTCGCCACAGCGGATGCCATCGACGGACACGTCGCCGGCGGAGCGCCGAACCACGCAGCAACGGCCATCACATTCTCGGACGAGACGTGGATTACAGGAGCTACGGTTCAAGCAGCGTTTGCCTCCATCGTTAACATCATTGGAGGAAACAGCACAGCAAATGACGGAGCCTCCAGGGTTGGTTTCTACGATGGAACCACGCCGAGCGATGTGCGCTCAGCGCTCCAGACTCTCCAGGCCGGAGTTACCAACAGCGTTGCGAAGTCTTCGAAGGACTACCAAGGCGGTGGACTGCATGAGCAAGCTGAGTTGATCGTGAGGCAGGGGCGAGTATCCATGCTTCCGAAGAACCTCGGTTACTCTGGATTGGCGTCAAATATATTCGGAGATGCCCACAGCGGGTATCCATGGCTGGGAGAAAATGCCCACGCTCCGGACTCTTCATATCAATTCAAAGACATTGGGATCATGAATCACGACTTTGGGGATGGGTATGGAAGTAGGCCAGGAATAGTTTACGTATACAGCACGGGACCGACAGGAAACAACTTTGCCCTGCTGTACGATCCACACAACAAGAGCGCAGGTCCGGTCATCAGCACGAATATCTACGCAAGTGCAGGGGTGGCAGCATCGGCAGCGATCTGTGACGGGTCTGCTCTTGTGGTCATGTTCGACGATGATACGTTGCGCAGATTCGCCATTACGGGTGGAGCATTCGTAGAAGACACGTCGTTTTCATGGCCTGTGAGTTTGCCGGCAGGCGGTGTTGCGAGCGACCAGAAAGATGCGCTTTGTTTCATTGGCGGAAGCAACATCTTCGTGGTTTGCGGAGCGCTTGCGATGAACGCCGCCACAGGCCCGTTTATCATCTACAACAAGGAAGGAGTGCAGCAGAGCGAAGGGCCAGGTGGCAGAAGCAGCGCAACGGAGTACTCAGATGGAGGTATTTGCTACGACGGTACGGATGTTTACGTGTCGACGCTCGACGGAACCACGGCAAGAGTGTGTGCGGTAAGCACAGCGAACTGTGCGAACGGTGGTTCCAACGGACCGTGGGCGCAGTCGGGCAACACTCGTGTTCGCTCTTTGCTTTGGGATGGTCGAGCGATCTGGGTACCGGCGAGACTCCAGGATGGAACCACCGCGGTGCGCCTTGGAAACATCGTCGATCCCTCCGGAACGCCGGATTACAACCCGCTGGAGTTCAAGCTGGCTTACACTGGTGGCACATCGGCGCAGCATCATCCGCTGTACATGGTCTTCGACGGAATGAACGTCTGGTGTCAGAGTGAGGACGATGACACGAACGACTATCTGTACATCGAGAAATTCCCGGTGATGAGGGTCGATGATAAGAACGACAACAAGGAAAGCTCGGAGGTCTTACGCCTGGTTGACGGCTGGGCTTCAGGATCTTATGCGCCGGCGAGAATGCTCTTCGATGGAATCCATATCCATGGAGCGTTTGCGAGAAACGTCGACGATACCATCAGGGTGCCGTTTATAAACCACCGATAACCTGGATACTTATCCGCCATCCACCAGAAACCTGCTTGAAGTCCATGTGAGCGTAGGCTTGCGTATCCAACGTGTACGCTGAGATAGTTCTCCCCTTTATCCTCATATTCAAAACGCGAGAACGTCCAACACGATACATCCGGGAATTTGCGGCACTGTAATTCCTGAAAACCATACGTACACAACGACTTAGGAGATACAGCCTGATGGAACAACGGTCACTTCTCGATGCATATCCGGATGTTTCCGGATGCCAGCCAAATACCATGCCAAACAATGTGAATAATAAAGCAAAACATGCAAAAGAAAAAAATGCTTTAAAAAACAAAAATAACTTGCAAACGCGGGCAAACATGCTAGGTTTAACTTATGAACTCAAGCACACCAAAACAAGAGAGCAAAAACATGAGCAAAAATGAACTGATAGAAAAAGCAAGGCAAGCGCATTCATCCAGCCCAATCCAAGAGGGTGTTGTTGTCTGGGGCGGACCCAAACACAACGTTCTGGGCAAAGTCACAAAGGTGGAGTTCTGGAAGAACTTTCCTCATGTGATGGTGGAGATAGAGCATGGCGAATCGATTGGACTTCGCGGTGTGTCAATATACAACGTCAAAGACTGCGAAATCTTTGAAGAAGTGGTGGGTGCCTAAATGTCGAACCAAGAGAAAAGAAGCTTCACGATTTGGAAGTTCACGGGTGTGTTCAACAGCAAGACTATCGAAATAGCAAAGCCCACTGAGCCGGAAGAGGAGAGATTCCAACATGGTTTTCAGACCATACTGGGAACGGTGGAGGCCAATGATAAGGACGATGCACTACGGATCTGGAAAGAGAGATCATTGAATAACAGCCAGGTAGCAGCATACCGCTGTCCCATTTGCCTGGAGGATACAATCGAAGAGAATGCCGGGCGAGTGTGTCCGGTATGTGGCGGATACCCGGACGAAGCAGGCGGGTGGAAAGAAATCTAAGGAGGAAGCCGATGACGAAGACAGAGACAATCAAGGTTCTGAATGAAGCGCTGACGGACAAGGACATGAAGGAGCATCTGCTCGGACACTTCGTGGGCTGGTCGCTCACCGGTGTCAGCACCACGAAGACGGAGGCCATCAGGGTCGCCGCGGAGTGTGGCATTGCAGAATTCCTGAAGGTTCCCAACATCACACCGCCATGTGCGTATCTCAGGGCGGTCAGGGACCAGACCACGGGAGTGTCGGACACGAAGCAGTTCGAGCCGATCCTTTTGGAGAACAATGAGTTCAAGCAGGTCCATGCCATCGTGGAGCGCTCGGTGGTCGAAGCGGCACTGGCGAGCGGACAGATCACGAGAGAAGAGACCGACGCTGCGGACTTCGTGGCAGGGAAAGAGGCCCACTTCGATGAGGTGGTTCGAGTTGCTTTTGACAAGAAGAAGTACAACGCCGGCGGCGTGACAGCGGAGTGCTTCGTTGCAGGAAACGACAGCGACGTGGCCAACGAGATCTTCGAGTCGTACAAGCAGGCGTGTGACACCATTCGTCCCAACGATGTACGGATCGCCTTCCAGCGAGCGTTCGAAGCTTGGGACGGTGTACGAGTCATCGACCACGGTGGAATGTGGTGGATTCCTTCACACCGAACCAGCGAGGTAGAAGGCTGGGAACGATTCCTGAAGGCCCTCGGTGGTCAGCCGGTCATCATTCCCATCTTCAGCACGGACAAGGCGAAGGAGACCATGAAGCGCATGGTCGAGAACAGCGCGGTGCAGCAGGTGAAATCTCTCAAGGCCAAGGTCGAGAAGTTCGATGAAAAGACCAGAGAGTCCACCATCGAGAAGCGCATGGACGATCTCAAGAACCTCCGGACGAAGTTGGAGGTCTGGCGCCGCTACTTCGAGGTCGAGACCAATGACATCGCGGAAGCCATCCAGGACCTTGAGAAGCAGGGTGTGGACATCATCATGGCTCGCTCTTCCCAGTCCGAACCCGCCGCGTAAAAACACCGATTCCCTTTAATTATAAAAAAACGTTTTATTTTTAAAAAATTACTTGCAAAAGTAGGTAATAATGTTAGGTTATATGTATGAACTCAAACACACCAAACAAATTGGAGGAAATCATGAGCCACGACGAAAATATCCAAAGCGCAATGGTAGCCCTTTTCAATCTCGCAAACGACGCCGTGAACGGCATGGAAGCAGACGAGCTTGGAGAAACGGTTCAAGAGATAGCCGAACTCATGGAAGAGGGAATGGGGACCACGGTCGATAAAGCGGTCACCTTTGAAGATGCCGGCGTCATGACGTGTCAGCAAGGGATTGTTCTTCGCAATGCTGACGGCTCCGAGTTTCAGATCACAATCGTTCGCTCAAGGTAGCGAAATCATAAAGGAAAGGAACAAAAAACATGAGCAGTGCAATCGAAAGACTCGCAGCGGTGCGTGAAGAATTGAAGTCGAAGTTCAAGGAGAGGGAGCAGGTGGTCGATGGTCTATTCATCGCGCTGATCGCCATGCAGAACGTTTTGCTTCTGGGGCCTCCGGGAACAGGGAAGTCACTCCTGGTCCGGAAGTTCTACGAGACGATCACCCCAGACGCGATGGGTGATATGGCCAAGGGTGGTTTTTTCCAGTTCCTCATGGGCAAGTTCACGCTGATGGACGACATCTTTGGGCCGGTGTCGTTCGAGGGATTGAAGAAGGACAAGCTCAGAAGGGTGACGAGTATGCGTCTTCCGGAGGCGTCGGTGTTCTTCGCAGACGAGATCTTCAAGTCGTCGCCAGCTATTCTCCAGTCGTTGCTGATGGCGCTGGAGGAGCGAATGTTCGTGAATGGTGATGGGGCTGAGGAGATGCCCCTGGAAATCACCGTGGGAGCGTCGAACGAATACCCAGACGACGACGAAGGGCTGGAGGCTTTGTTCGACAGGTTTACTGTTCGCTTCTGGGTGGAATACATCTCTGACAGAGACAACATGGAAGCGCTTCTTGTGGACGGCGTGAGCGACATCGAGAACCACCTGGAGGATGGAGACATCGAAGAGCTTCGCGAGATTGCCGAGACCATCCCACTGGAAGGCGTTCCAGTCGGCCTCCTGCTGGATGTGAAGGCGGGAATCAAGGACGCAGGGTTCACGGTGTCAGACAGGCGGTGGGTCAAAGCCAAGGCCATTCTGAGAGCCTCAGCGGTAATCAACGGTAGAAAGCACATCACACCGGAGGATTTCAGGGCGCTGTCCAATAGCCTGTGGGACCAGCACACGGACAAGGACAGAATGAGCAAGGTGATTGGCCTGGCGGCAGACCCCTTCGGTTACAAGGCGCTTGCTATCTCCGACTTGGCAGACGCAGCGGTTCGGAGTCTTCCGGATCTGGCCCTGCTCGAACAGAAGCCAGCCCATGAACTGGTGGCGGATGTGACCAAGGTGTCCGGACAGCTTCAGGACATGAGGAAGAAACTCAACCAGTTGACGAAAGACGCTTTGGACGCGGGAGTGGATGCTCCTCCGCAAGTGGTAGAGGCGTGCAAAAAGGTGGATGGCGCCATGAGCCTTTGCGAGAAACGTTCGATTGAGCTGATTCGCTCAGGGAGCTAGTCATGACCCACGTTTATCAGACATCGGAATTCCAGGAGGCGCTGTGGAAGGTTCACGAATCTGGTGAACCGGCGTCGAGGGAGGCCGTGGCCAAGGGAGAGGGCAAGTACGACAACTTCGATGACTTCGCTGCGGAGGTCTTCGCCAGGGCGTTCACCGGTGACAAGGTGGAGCGTTCGGAAGAAGTGGCAGACCATATGCGATGGGCGCAGAAGGCTCACGAGGCCCTTGGTATCGGCGAGGGGAAGGCTCTCCTGGAGCGTTGCGAGGGAAACAACTGGTGGGCAGGCATGGCAGCCACGAGCTTCATGAAGTCGTTCATGGAGAAGGTTGCCCACTCGAAAGAGAAGGTGGAGGACCCCACGAAGGACGAAGAGGTGGCAGAGTACCTCCGGAGGTTGGCGGTCACACAGAAGGATGAGGCGCTGAAAGAGAGCATCGAGCAGCAGGCACAGCAGGCTCAATCCAGGGCAGACGCAAAGAGAAAGCACAGCGTTGATGCGGGAGACCTGATTGATCCTTTGGAGGTCAGGAACGCAGCACGCGAGGCGGCGATCAAGGTCAACGAGGCTATCGACGCGGTAGATACGATAATCGATGGAGTTGGCCTGGCCGCCGGCGAGGGACTTCATTCCGGGAGAGATGGACGGAACAATATGGGTAAGAAGTTGGCGAAAGTGGTCGCCAACAACCCCAGGATCTTCAAGATCATGGAGCTGGCGGGTCGCCTTCGCAGGATCGCGGTGAACAAGCAGAAGTCGAAACCGAAGAAGAGCCACGGATGCTTCACAGGTATCGAGATGGGAGCGGACTTCAGTAGGGTTGTGCCGAGCGAGATGATGGACGCGATGGACCCGGTGAGAGAGGTCCTTTTTGCACGGAAGCTCATGAACAAGTCGCTTCTCCAGTACGAGACAAAGACCAGGGAGAAAGAGGCCAAGGGGCCGATTGTGATGCTGCTCGATAAGTCCGCGTCGATGAATGCCAACGATGCGGACTCGTGGGCGGCGGCGGTGGCTATGGCCTTCATGGAGATCGCAGCAAGGCAGAAGAGAGCGTTCTGCGTGATGATGTTCGGTGTGGGAGTTGTGGGAGAGCTTGAAATACTCCCTGGGGAGTACAGCGAAAAGGTATCGAAACTCATGGAGATCGTCGGACGGAAGGCGAGCGAAGGCGGCACATCGTTTGAGGGGCCGATCACGAAGGCCGTAGAGAAGGTGAAAAAACAGAAGGTATTCGAGAAGGCTGACATCGTGATGGTGACGGATGGAGCCTGCCATGTGACAGACCAGTGGCTGATGGGGTTTGACTCTGCGAAGTCGTCCTTGAAGTTCAGCTTCTGGAGCATCCTGGTGGGAAATGCCGGCGGACAACACACGGTCGAGAAGTTCAGCGATGATGTTGTCTTCCTGGCCAATGCGATTGCGGATGATGAGAAGATGCATCACCTGTTTGCGGAGGTTTGAGATGAGCGAATGGATTGTCACTCCAGGCGGCAAGAGAATCCGGAAGGAAGATGTCGACCTGGAGGAAAAGAGAGAACGAGAGAGAGCAGATAAGGCGGCACTTGCCAGAGACCAGCAGATGAAGGCCAAAGTGAAGAGGGCCAACGAACTTCTTTTGGAGATGAAAGATCTGTCCGAGAAACTTCTGGAAGGCACGCTGCCGAAAGGTAGCAATGTCGAGGCCATGAGCAGGTGCGCGGAGAACGCCATGGAGGCGATGGAGCTTGGAGAAGGCACTGTCATGGAGCTTCAGATCAATGGTGCGACTGCGCTCATCATGACACGGATTGTGAGATGGAGTGTTGAGAAGCTCGGGTCAGGCCCGGTCTTCATCAGCATGGGAATAGGAGGCGACGCGTGAGAGACAAAGAAAGATCATACTTGTTGCAGCTCCAGACGCACATGGTGAGCTGGATTGAGAAGTTTGATGCGCTGATGAGCGCCGGGAAGGAGGGTGAGGCGATCTCGCAGGTGGATGCTATGCGAGAGCTGATCTCCGACTCCACGCGAACCAAAGCGACTTTTTCAGCCGAGACTATCGATAAGCTAGAGCCGCTCTGGGACACCGTAGAGGCTCTTCGCGAGGCTGCAACAACACACAACGCTGACAAGGCGAACGAGGCTACACGGGCGGTACTGAAGGCCGTAGAGCCATTCTGGCCGTGAAACACAAAGGAGTTTCACGTGAAACGGGTGGGTGTTTCACGCAGACTTTAAAAAGAACAAAAAACTTGCAAAAACAAGTAATGTGAGTATTATAAAAGAAAAGACACAAAACACAGCAACACGGGAGACAACATGAGCAAACAGCAATATCCACGAAACGCGAATCCGAATACATACGCGAAGTGCATTGTGAGGGACGCAGCCGTTCACGGGACCATTGGAGAGACGTTGGGTAAGCCGAAGAACGAGTACGAGCCTTTTCATCGCGGAGAGATCGTGGAGGTGACACGCTTTGTTTCTCCTCACACGATGGCCATATGGGACAGCGCCTGCGGACACGAGCTGTATGTATCAACGGTGGACTTCGAGGTTGTGACATCGCGTTCCTCGGAGCCGCAATCAGTAGGAGAGGTAGCAGAAAAAGAACTCAAGAAGATGGAGGAAGAGGGCGGAGTTTTGCCGTTTCCCCCTTTTGGTCAAAACGGACAAAACGACAGATAGGGACCGTGAAACGTTTGACAAATGAACGTTTTTGGTAGAATGTAGATGAAAGCGGAATGAGAAAGAAATGGAAGAAAAAGACATGGCTGGCGGAAAAAACAAAGAAAGTGTGAATGTAGCGGCACGTGTGAACATGCTGCTCACAGCAAAGGGTATGAAAGTTTCGGAGCTGGCCAGGGAGATGGGGCGCACTCCTCAGTCACTGGCGCACTTGCTGAAACGGAACGACCCTACGACTTCCCAGATGGCGGAACTGGCGAAGGCGTTGGACACTGACATTCAGATGCTTCTTACCCCGGTCACGGCGGAAGAGTACGGGAGGTTGATGCTAGACAATCTCTAGCGGACTCCTTGTTCCTGGGAGCCGCGGACGTGCCGAGTCAAGTCGGTTTGAGTTCCTCCTTCACTCTTGCCGACTCAGCCTGCCACGCTCGATTCGATGCGTCCGCCGCTCCCAGGAAATGCAGAGAACAGAAGGGAGAAACAACAGATGGGACGTAGAAAGCGACTTGGATCGCACACCCCCCGTATGCTCGAAATCTTCGCAACATGCCGCAAAAAATATGAGATGGCCCACGTCAACGGACTGCGGAGAGCAGGTCGTGGGAAGCTCTCATTGAAGGAGCTTCTTGCGGAGCTGTTTCGAGCGAGAGACATCGCCATCGCGATGAGCATCGCGGATGTGCCGAGGGTGATGAACACAGCGCTGCACATGTGGAAAGCGCAGGTCACGCAGGAAGGGTTCAACCAAGAAGAGATCCGAGAGATCTGCGATGAAGCCAACAATATCGCGGCGTACTACCACGCGACACACCTGTCGGAAGATAGGAGGCTGTCGTTCAAGCAGGTTGAGGCGAGTAGACTCAGGAACACCAAATCGAAGAAGCTCGAACCGTTGGTCGGTCGCATCCTCGAAGGCAGAATCCTGAACCCCAAAACGCGAAGACAGAGCATGAGCAAGGTGGCGATTAGGTTGGACGGTGTGGTGATGCACGAATGTTCGACCGGAATGAAGCCGGCGCTGCTTGTGAGGTACTTCACTTCGAATCCGAACAGGCAAGAGGTTGAATCGGAACTGAGAGAGCGAATAGATTGGAGACCTCACCTCTGGCTTGCGATGCACCTGCTCAAGGTACCCATCGACAGAATCGTGTTTGATGTCGTAAGGACAAAAGCACCAAGAGAGCCGAAGATGCTCAAGTGTACAAAGTGTAAGGGCAAGGGGTGCGAAGAGTGCGCAAACACAGGCGTGGGGCTGCCCAGCTCGGAATCAGTTGATACGACCCTTCGCGTGTGGTCTTCTGCGGTTTTGAAACATAAACACCTTGACACCGACAAAATAAAGGAGAAGTGTGGAAGGGTAATCGACCGTCTGAAGGTGAAAGGCGAGACCTTTGCCTACAGGTTCGAGACTCCAGTTTCCCCGGCTGGCGGAGTTCATTGGGAAAGGGAAGCTTGGGAGGTGTTCTCTGACATCAAGCGGCAGCGGAGGAGAGAAATCTGGCCGAAGAACATCGGTGCGTGCAAAGGAGTTCACGGTCTGTGTTCGTTCCTGCCTGCCTGTAGAGAGGAAGATTCTGAATCAATAGCCTGGTACGTGAAGGCGGACGACAAGTATCCAGGCGAATCAAACAGAAGGGAAGTCGCCGAAGAGGCGGCAAAACTAATCATGGAATGGAACATGAAGGAGGCT